AGTCATAGCCTGAAAATCCATTTAGCTGATCCCAAATGTTTTTGCTATGATACCCTATCATTTCAGAAATGTCAACCATTAAATGTTGAAGAGCTATATGATCCGCCATTTCCATTAATGAGAGTTCCATTTTTACTTTGACAGGTGATCTGAAATCACATCTAGCACAAGTAAATTTCGTACCATGATTAGAGACATGCTCAAAAGGCATGTCATTCATAGGTTTACCGTGAATGTACATTTGTTACTCCTATAAACATTTTATAAGTAATGCTTTCGCTTTTAGCAATTCAGCGATTGCTACAGATCCAGCATGAGGTTGATATGGAGAAGCTTCTCCCTTTCCGTTTGATAATCTTTCTACTATCTCATCTATTAGATCTATATCTTGTTCTATAGAGTCAAATATTTTATTATACTTTTCAGGATTCATTTTTTTCCTTTCAGCGGAGAAGGTAGGATTCGAACCTACGGAACTGTTACGTTCAATGCTGTAGCAAAGCACCGCTTTCGACCACTCAGCCACTTCTCCTCTGGAGGAGGGGCAGGGATTCGAACCCTGGGATGCTTTTGACACACCGCTGGTTTTCAAGACCAGATCCATCAACCACTCGGACACCCCTCCCTAGTTATCTTCTTTCTCTTCTTCTGGTTCTTTATTCACAGGATCACCAGCGTAAAAACTTGTTGATCTCATTACTCCTTCTTTTCTTAATCCCATGAAGTTCTTTACTCCAGCGGTAGCGGCATAATAAGCTTGGTGTGTTTCTCCAAGACCTTTAGGAGATACTGTATTCCCTGCCGCAAAGCCCATGCTAGCCGCATATTTCTCATCCAGACCAGCACCTAGAAAAGTAAATGTCCAGTTACCAGCTTCTTCAAGATCTTTGATTAATTCGCTTAGACGTACTAATCCGTTTTGGTGAGTAGCATAATCTTCGGAAGCATTTTCATAACCGTCTGTCTCAATGATCAATAGAGCGGCTTTATTTTTTCTTGGATCTTTATCCATTTTGGTTTGAATTTTGGTAATGCCAAGAGCAATAGCATCATACAGCCTAGTCATTCCTCTTGTCCAGTATTCCTCAAGAGGGTTGACTTCATCTATATCAACATTTTCATACTGACAGAGAAGTTCGCTATCAAAGTCAATGACTGTAGCAAGAACTTCCATACCATCATCGGCTTCTTGTTTCAGAGAAGCAATCTGCTCATTGAAATTAGACAAAGCGAGATCTGCTTTTTTCTTACCATTATCGCTACCATTTTCTTCAAACAACATTTCACCCATAGAACCACTATGATCTCCTATGAGTGCTACATAGGTAACTCCTTTTTCTTCGAATCCAAGATTCTTTTTTATTCCTTTGTCTTCATCATTTCCTAACAAGTCTTCATAACCCATTTGTTTACCTCCTAGTGTATTGTCTTATCTTCTTTTTTTAAATCTCCTAAAGCTTCGGGTTTCGGTGGAGGAGGATCAGGTCTTTCTTTTATTTTTATTTCTTCTTTCTTCTTCATAAAAGGATATACCATAAGTCCTATTCCAAAGAAGAATCCTCCTATTCCCAAAGCCCATAGAAGAGTACCAAACATTCCTTTAAACGAAATTATCATGCAACTCCATAGAAATTCAAACATCAATATTCCTCCTCCTGCATTTTTTGCCTTTCCCTTCTTTTTTCCCTTCTGCGCTCTTTCCTACTTTTCTTTCTGACATTAGATCCAAAGAAATAAGCGTCAATGCTTCTTTGTGCTTGTTTTCTTACATCTGGATCTGTAGCCAAATCTCTTTCTTCCTGTAAATTATCGAATCCGTAATTACGATGTTCATGTTTTCCGTATCTCATTTGCTATTCCTTTCAGTTAAGTAGTTTTCAACCTTTCTAATTCAGCATCAACATCTTTTACTTCTTCTTTAGGGAAGTAGTTTTCAACCCATACAGGAAATTCTTTATCACTATAGTACTTATAACAATCATAAACGAATTTGACAAGAGCCAGATTTACAGAAGCAGGAATGTAAACAATTCCAGGAAGATCATCTTCAAGTTTTTGGTCATATACCACCGCTTCTTGATATTCCCTGTATTTAATAGCTCTTCGGTGAGCAATCTTTTTTCCGATGTCTTTTTGCTTCACCAGACCAAAATTAATATGGTCAAATGTATCATATCTTGCATGACATAAAGAAAATCCCATAACAACCTTTTCAGGATTCCAAGGATCTATGGAAGCAACCATGACTCCTACCTTTTGTTTACTTCTTCGAATAAATTCTACTCTGGTATGCTTATCTTCCATTGCTCTTTGAAAGAAATCATCCAGAACCGATTGTTGTAATTTCCGTTTTGCTTTTTTTTCGTTTTCCATGTTAATCTCCTTTTAGATTATTTATACATACCACTCTTCCAACCTTATTACTTCAAAATCAATAGTACTAGGAACAAATATTACTCCTATTTTACCATCTTGGTTCTCAAAATATGCTTTAATATTTTCTAATTGTCGTTTCATGTGTTTTGTCCAAACTTGTCTAGGAACATCGTTGACAGTATTGCTATAGTCTTGATATCTGACTACAAGAACATCTCCCTTTTTCAAATTCAATACTTTTACTTTATCTATAAATTCATTTGAATCCATCATTTACAACACTCCAAATGTTATCAGTAGTCGCTGGTGATTGTCAAGTGAAATTTTTCTTTCGGCTCTTTTCTCTTCGTCCATATCCAAGTATCAACTTCTGATATGTTCCATTGCGTGATATCCATTATCATGCGGCAGACCTTAACTGTAGCGGCTCTTATCTGACATTCCATAAGAGATCCCTTCTCAATTAGCTTCCCTTCTTGGATCTTATAGGACAGGTCATTGCTGTATTCAAATGCTTTGAAATGATGTAGCATTTTCGGTACTTGATAATCCGCTGGCACAAAGATGTCCTGCATGAGTTCTGGAAACCATCCAAGTTGTCTGTTTAGCTGGATGAAGAAAAGAGATGTACGTTTCAGGAAGGTATCAGAGGAAAACCCTGTAAAGTTTCTTACCAGATCTCCTATTAATTCTCTTCCATGTTCCTCTTTATTGATGACAATATTATTAGCAAATCTTAGTCCATGATCCGCAACTTCAAGAAGATGTCTCTTCCGTTCTTCCAGCAATGGATATCTATGAAGTGAAAGTAATTGAATAAGATATTTTATAGAATTATAAAAGATCCCTTGATAATATGCTTCACTTTTTACATCTAAACTGGCTTCTGCTTTTAACAAAGCATGATCCATAGCTTCATCTACAAGATCATACATACCTCCTGAGTTCGCTCCCATTGGTCTAACGTCTGCATTACCATACCAGTAGCAGTAGTTAATTGAGCTAGCCACCAGTTCTCTAAGGACGATGAAGAGTTCATTTTTCTTTTCTTCTACTTCTTGATCTTCTGTAGAATAGAAGCTAACCTTTCCACCCTCTACCATTTGCCTGATAAGTTCATTAATGTTATCATGTTTCAATACTACATGCTGTCTTACTGGTACAGGTAAATTTAAAAACTGTTCCGAAATATCATACACACTTTTAATTAGATCCATATTACCTCCGTCATATAGTCATTTCTTCTGCTTCAATAAAATCTGGTAGTGGAGTATCAGGTTCCCATAATTTACGTTTAACGTAATCACCATCCATTACAAGGCAATCACTCAATTTATCACAACCTCTAGAGAAAAAATTCCCGTATTTATTTTCTTCTATTATTTTATATAAACAATCTCTACAATTGCCCATTTTTCACATCTTCTATTAAATCTTTTAGTTTCATATTCGCTTTCCCTGTCCTAATGCTATTAAGATGTTATCAATATTAATAGGGTAGTAATCCCAAACATCTACTCCGATATTAACCGTTAGCTTGTCTGGTATGGACTTGAATAGATTATGGATATGTCCACATAGGAAAATGGTATTACTATCAACCACACATCTTACACTTGGATCATGATTGACTACAATCTTCCATCTGTTATCAAGTTCCATTATATACGAAGTTGAGACATTTGTAAACCCCATGTCAATATATTTAAATGGTTTTATTTCATCATGATTTCCTAAGACAAGAATATGTCTTCCATTGAGTTTTTCTATGATAGGTCTTAATTTGTCTTGCATGGAGTTTCCGATCATGGCAAAGTCTCCACCATGAATAACCCAATCGTCTTTTTTGACTAGTGAGTTATGTCTTTCGATTATATTTTTTCTTCCTTCTGCTTCTGTCCTCCAAGGACGCTTGAATCCAGAATTAAAAAAGTCTTCCTTGTACATATTCTTATGGAAGAAATGTTGGTCAGCCGTAAACCACATTTTATCGCTTGAAAATAGCATTTTATTCTTCCTTATGTAAATACATTATTATAGCTACTATACCAGAATATAGTATAGCACCACTACCTATGATCATGAAAGCATATTCTGGTATATGTGTATAACTACCTATTGCTGTACCAAGTAATGCAACCCCCATAAAATAGATTACTGATATTGCTCCATCTTTCATAATTTTCCCTCATTTAATTTTTTTCGATACCAATCTTTACAATGCTCACATTCTATATATTCAAATACCTTTCCATTAGCACACCATTGATACCAAAGATCCTTTCCAATACGACTACCACAAACTGGGTTTCCGTCCTCATTAATATGAGTTTGAGTCCACCGTTTTGTGTTAGCCCAATATCCTACAGAGTATCCTCCTATCTTAAAGCCTTTCATATTCCTATACCAAACTTTTTAATTATAGCATTTGAGATATTAATGACTCCCCATACCCAAGGGAAAATTCCAAAGGTAAGAAATATGGCTAGTAAAGCATAAACAGCTATCCTTGCTTTCCAGCCTGTCCATGTCCATTCACTTAGACAAGCTATAGAAGGATGATCATGTACTTGATTGTCATAGTCTACTTGTTCCCATGACTCCAGATCATCGAATTCAGTACTTCCACATGTCGGGCAATATCCATATTCAGTTTCCTGCATCCAATGAGCATCTTCGATAGATCCAGACCAATTACATCTGGAACAAATGACTACAGTTTCATCTGACATCTTGACTGTAATTCTCATTTTCTTCACCCTATACTATTATTAGTTCTACTTCTTTTAAAGTTATAGCATCATCTAATATTTTTTTGTATTTCTTTATGGTATCTTCTGTTCCACCAGTTCTATCAGGATGTACACAAGCAATAAGTATATCTGACTTTTCGGCTATAGGACTATTACGTATGAAACCAGCGGCTTTATTATACGTACAGGTAAAATGTCTTTCTTCTTCTATCCATTTATGATTCCATCTGGCATGAAATATAAGAATAGGAATACCAAAGTCTCTAGCTAACTTCTCTGCAAAGGCATCTCCACCTTTTGGACATCCACCTGAAATAATCCAATCTCCGTCTTCATAGACTGAAAAGAAAGCTTCTTTAACAGCCATAAAAGCAGTTCTGGTATTTCTCCGTCTGGTTCCTATGATTCCAATTTTTTTCATATCGTATTAGGCGTTTTTACTTTTACTTTTTTCTGCATTGTAACAGATAATCCAAAGATTGTCAAGCCAAAATAAAAATATTTTGGTTCATTGACGCAAAACCAGCTACAGAGCCAGTCTTTGAGGAACAATCCAGAATAGCTTCGATAGCTAAAAAGAATTTCCATCCCGTTTTTTAGTATTATCATAACGCAAACTCCTCTTCTGTAAAAAAGGCATCTCGTTTGATATGATCAGGATAATAATTTTGAGAAGATATTACTTCACTTGGAGTCAATCCCAAAATAGAATTCTGGACTTCCCGAATATGTTTGCATATACCATCTCTGATTCTATGACGCTGAAACTTCCATGCTGGACAGGAACAGCCCCATGTCTCCTCATCTTCTGCTCTTGAGACTGTATATTCTTTGTCATAATTAGTATGACTCTTTACATACCATCTATCTATCCACTTCATAACTGAAACTCCTATGCCTAAATGAATGTGCCATTATACACCTGTAACGGCTTTAAAGCCTAATCCGATTATACACCCTATTAAATACAGGAAACCAAATATAATAGCAAGTTTAAAAAACCATGCTATAAGACCTTCAAATCCAAACAGCCATAAAACAAAACATACAATTATGGTTAGAGCTATTACTTCTGCTATTGCAGTTCCCATTATTTTTTTCTCCGTATTGGTTGTTCTTCTTTTAGAGTTCCCCTGAAATCTTTTGCTCCCATATCTAAGCATACAGGACATCTTCTAGCTTCCTCTTTGTTTGTACGATTCCAAGAGTGACCGCATTTCTGACACTTCCATCTATAGACACAGTTCTATACATGAATCCTCCGTTCAAAGCCTATGCTTTCCAAGGCTTCTTTAAAGGTTTCACAAGTAGCGTGATATCCACCATATATAGTAACTACTACCCATTCACCGAATTCAGGTATCAACATCCATGAGAAGTAGTTATCATTGCCTAGAGCCGCAATATGATCACTTTCAATTATTAGTTGATGTGTGTTTCTCATTTTATGACCCCATACTGAAACGTAGAATTTTAACTTCATCATTATCCTGAAACAAAGTTTTCGGAGTTGCCACAACTGCTTCAAGGAAGATATGATGTTTATCATCTGTAGCAATGATCATATCATTTGCCGCTACGCAAAGATCCAGCCACGTAGGACTATCTAAAACCTTACTCCTGTAGCCTTTACCATCACCAAAGAAATTATCTCCCTGCTCGACCATCATGACTTTTCCAGGTACAGGGATTTCATCCAGATTGTCTATAGGAATTCCGTCTGGATCTGATTCATAGGCACTATAGTAAACCCAAAAATCTGCTCCACTTGCGGCTTTAATAGCATCTTCCACTTTCTTATGCATTGGATCAGAAGCTTCTGCATATTTTTTTCGAAATTCACTTTCTGGCATTTCTCTTTTTTCAGACATGATATCTCCTTTTTTTTAGTCAATTATAAATTCATCTTCTTCGAAATGAAAATTGGTTAGTTTAGTTATACCAGATTGAATAAGGCTATTACCAGTTCCAAAGTTGATTGACTGAAACCTTACTTCTTCTGGATCTCTTCCATTGTGTACTCTGATAGTTTTATAATGGTTCACGTACTCAGTTAACGCACACCAAGCCCCGTAGGACGTTCCTGCAACCCCTTGATTATTCTGACTCCGTAGCAATGATTTAAAGATGTCTACTGCTTCTCCAAAAGGCTTTGTATGCCTACTGGATCTAGGGTATAGTGTTTCAAACCATTCAACTGCTACATCTTCGCTCATTGGTCTAGTTACAAGTCTATTCATAGTCAAGTCAAATGAAGTGATTTCTTGATTGTAGTATTTGAGCATGTCTTTGACTACTTCAATTCGGTTGCCTACAAATTTTGTATGTTTTAAATTGAATACCTTGTTACTGGTATTTGCATAACTCCTACTGGAATGTCTATAGGAAGATGCACTTCCAGAAAGCCCATACATACCATTGAAAGCGGTAAGCATGAAGAAGTTTAAATCAAGTTTATCATCTTGAACATATTCACGTTCCGTAAGTTTAAATGAGATCCCTATTATAGCTCCGTCAAGAAGACTGACTACTCCATTGATTTTACCATCTGTAGCTTTGATCAATTCTTTAGCCATACTGTAAAGTGTTTCTGGCTGGACAGGTTCCCAATTTAACCCTACAGTACCTAAGTAGCCATTGGTATCTGTTCTAATCATTGCTTTTTTATCAGGGATAAGAATATTTCTTTCTGTCTTCATCCTTTGACTTTCAACTTCAAAGGGATGATATGTGTTTCTTATTCTATTTGCATCTTTTGTATTAAGTGGAGTGAAATGCATTTAAACTTCTCCCTAGAAACCTGTAATGATAACGGTATAGTGATTAGTGTTATCGTCCAATTGATAAGACATTCCTTCTCTGGTCAATTGAGCAACATAGATTGCCAGCAATTTTATATCCCCTTCTGTTTTCTGAAATTTCGCTTTCATTAGAACTTCTCCTTTATCAAGTTAGCGTGTTTGAGGAAATTTCTTTTACATCCGTTAGCCGTTTTGAATCCATTATCAGGTTGATCATACATGTTGGATGGTGATTTATTCAAATCATACCTAGCAATCCAATAGAATTTACCATCTTCATTGTCTTTGTTAAAAGCTACATATTCATATGGAGTTTCAGTTTCGGTAAGGTCAATTACTACCCTGCCAGTTTTTACAAAGGCTTTGCTATGATTGAAAAGATTTATTTTTTCTACGATATTCATTCTATTTCCTTTTCTTTGTAGTAAGCTGGTTTTTTGTTTGTGGCTGGAATTCGCTCAAGGTTCACAGAGACACCACAAAATGTCAAAGTATCTCCGCTCCATGTGTATCTATAAGATATGTTTCTATCAATTTCAAGTTTGATAATTTCATCTAACTCCGTATCGCTATAAGAATCATTACCAATTTTTTTCTTAGACCATGTTAATTTTTCTCTGGCATTGATTTCTTGTACTCCTGCTTTAAGTCCATGAAGCTCCGCAGATTTATCTACCTTTATAAGTTTAGGCACAAAGGCAACTGCCAGAACTGACATTATTATCATTACTGCTATAACTTCGACTAATGAGAATCCCTTGTTATTCATAATGTAACCTATAAAGGAGAATCACAATTAAAACATCTACCGTTATTGGAAAGCTTTTCTTCTGAATTGGATCTCAACCCACATACAGCACATTCAAAAGGAAAGTCTTCTTCTATTAAATCATCATCACAGTTATTTTTTAATAAACCTTCCAATTTGTTAATGGAAGTTTTCAGAAGATCATTAACAGGTTCCAAGTCATAATCCTCACAACCACAAGGTTTATGATCATGACATTTAGGACAGATACCCATTTCCTCTTCTAATATTTTTTTTGCTTCATCCATTGAAGTACTCATATTTTTTTTCTCCTAGATATTAAATTTGCTAAACATACGGCTTTCAACTTCATCCTCTGAAACCCTTCGGCCTAATTTCTTTTCAACTTCTTTCCATTCGGCTCTTAACGCACTTGCTTTTTTCATTGCCGCTGATCTGGAAATTTCACCGTCACAATGAAGGTTCTCAGGTGAAAGCTCATTGCAAAGAACATCCAAGGCATCTAGTAATTCTTCTTCTGTCTCTGGCATCTTCGCATCTGGATTGAAAATTTTTCTATATGCCAATCGTTTTTCCATATGAAAGGTAGCGGATTTTTTTTGCCGTTTTCTACGTTTACCCATTCCGATACCACGTTCATTTTGCTCCTGAATTTTTTTCATCATGTTAGAAGTTGCTTTGTACTGCTTTCCGTCTTTCTCTAACAGCCAAGACCTTTTAACAGTACCAGCGATTTTGTAGGTTTTGCCATTTAAGCTAACTTCTTGTCCGATTTCGAAATTCATGTTTGATCTCCTTTTTGATGTTATATCTAATTGTATCTTATATAAGAAACAATGTCAAGCACTATTTTCATTTTTAATTTTGGCATAAGCTTCTGGATTAATTTTTTTGATCTCCTCTAAAAGCCGCTCCTGCTCTGCATTTGCATAATCTTCACAATTTTTTTCATGTTCTAACCAGCAAGCTTCACACCAATAGGTAGCTTTATTATAGGTGCAATGATAATTGTGATAATATGTGCTTTTCCAAAAAGTTTTAAAGACTTCGGATTTTGTAAGCACTCTTTTACATGCACAGCATTTTATAGACTTTTTTGATCTCATATATACATTCTATCTTATATAAGAAACAATGTCAAGAAAATAATTTATCAATGATTTCGGTCATATGCAAGATTCATGCCAACTTTGCCAAAAATAGTCCTTGACAAAAAGATTCTTTTGTAATACGATTGACCTTTAATCGAACCCATTTCCGATTGTTTAATGATCGGTAGCATGACCGAAGCTTAGTTGAGATGGGAACCACTACGGCAACGTGGAGAGCGTTAGTTCCTCTAGGAAGCGACCATAGGGTATACTTTGTTTGGTTGTGCTACCATTTAAAAAAAAGGATTGAAAGATGGATCAGGAATTAGCAGAAACTTTAGTTCAGGTTTGTGAGAATGATGGTCTTGACGTGAGCCTTAGAGAATCGTACTCTGGCAGATGTATGTACGGTAAAGACACGGTGGGTGTGGTTCTAAACGAAGGGGATGTTACAGATATTTTAAAAGCTGTTATTAATCAAGCTACTGAATTTGTAAAAGATGATGATGAAGAATATTTAGAAGAAATATTTTCATGTAATGGTTTTAAATTAGACTCAATGGGGAAAGGTATTATACTGTATTAAGCTCCACCTCTGGTTGTATTTTGTTCAAGATTAGGATCATCTGGATATGGAGAATCAGGAACAGTTTTACCAATATCATGTCTTGCTGATTGTCTCTCAGGAGATGCTTTCATAACAGAAGTAGTTCCCCCCTTATTTTTTATTCTCTTAACATTGATAACAGATCCTTCTTCTATTGCTCCTCTATATAGTGGACTCATATCTTTAAAGGTAAGTTGTAGATTACAACTTGAAGGGTAGTTATTTATGAACGGAGCATTATAAGTTGGTTGTACGGCAGTTAAAGCTAGAGTAGTATACTTTATCCATTTTTGAGGATAAGTAAAAACCTCAAACATATAAGGGAAGTCAATAGTGATTCCTCTATTTCTTAAATTAGGAGCAGAAAATTTCATTAAGTCTTTTACTATATCTATTATATCAGATTTAGGATTCCTTTCCGCAATTAACATTACTTCAAAATTTAAATTTCGTCTATCAGAACTTTCATAATATAATGGTGTATCTACTTTTGTCTTAGGTATGGAATGAGGAGATATAGCGTTATAACCTCTTTGCATCCAATCAGAAATTCTCTGACCTTGACTACCACCAATTTTTTTGCCCTTACTTTCTACTGCTATTACATTTTTAGCATTATCCGCTGGTGTACCTGTACTGAATGTTTTCATTAATGCGTTCCATTCAGCACCTAACTTAGCCGCTGTTCTGGCTTTCTGAGCTAATCTAGACGCTAGAGAATCGTATTCATTCCAATTATGAGCTACAGTTTCAGTTAAAGCTAATGGAGCTAGAAAAGCAAATTGAACATCTGGTTTTCCTATAGGTACTGATACTGTACCAACGCCTTTAGAATATTGATCTAATATTTTTTTACCGTTTATATGTATCCATACGAAACCACTACCTTCTGGATTTACAGCCCAAGGATGTGTTCGACTTGGATTTCTTTTAATTACTGAATCCCTACTAGCTATATCTTTATTATTATCTACCATTAGACTCCGTTAAAAATCGTTTTCGTTAAATCCCATTGAGCCAACACCTTCTGGTAGTTGAGGAATTTCATAACTTCCACCACCACCAGTTGTTCCAGTTTGCACCGCTACTTGTGTATTTGCTTGATTATCTTCTGCTATTTTCTTTTGCCCTTCTAATGATTCTTTAGTTTGCTTTTTTATAGCAGTTGTTATTTGTTTAGTATTACCTTCTGCTTCTGCTGATTTTTTATCTGCTTCTGCTTGTGATACTTTATCTATAGTACTACTTCTGTCTGTACCTAATAATCCAAAAGTCCAATCATGCCATGTTTGATCAACCTTTTTTTGAAATTCAGCATCTTTGTTGGACATTTGATCTATGGTTTTAGGTGCTGGCCCACCAGATCCAAACATAGGCATAACAGGCAATGGAAAATCTTTAATACTTTTAATGAAATCCATTATTGGTTTTATTTTTTCTCTTTGAATTTCATCGAATCCTTCCATCATTTTAAGTAGTGATTCAAAAAATCCACCACCAGTCAAAAAAGTTGAAGCAAAATTTAATAGAGGATCCATCCCCTCTTCAAATTCCTTTACCCATTTATCTCCTGATGTTGTTTGTCCTGTAAATTGCTCATATAACCATGCAAGAATTTTTATAGGAAGTTCTAAGAACCCCATTACCATTTTTTTAAGACCACCTTTCATTTTATTTCGGAAATCTCCTGGAGCCGCATTGAATCCTGTTATGAAGTCATAAGCGGCTAAAAGAATTTGTAAGGGCCAGCCAAAAAATTTGAATCCTATTTTGAAAGCCCATCCCATTAGTTTTAACCCTGCGGCAAATTTAGGAAACAATGCTCCTAATTTAAGAGAATATTTAATTATCTTATCCCACATTCCACCAGCCCCAACAAACGGAGCTAGCATTTTCCCGACTAGAGCAAATTTCATAAAAAACTTTCCAATCCATCCAAAAGCTTTCCCAATTCTCAATGCTTTAAATGCAATTTCAAAAGGAAGTAAATACTTTCTAATAATACCACCAATAATTCCAGCCGTTACTAATGCTAATCCTGCTAATAACCAATTATCAACTTTAGTACTTTTACCGAGTTTTATTAATTCTAATTTTTCTTGTCTCCTAAAGTAATTGACCATAAATTGAAGCATTTTATTTCTCTTTCTATCCGCTGGAGGAACCTTTGCCATAAATCCAAATAGTGAATCTTTTAAAAAATTGAAAGTAGATTTAAAGACATTCATAACAACATCGAAAACTTCTGCTAACTCTCCTAGTACTTCTCTCATATGACTACCAATTTTTCCGAATACATTTTTAACAGCACCAATAATATGAGTATGAGTAGCTTTCCATAAAGAAGAACCTAGTCTTAGTGTAGCTCCTAACATAGTTCTCTGTTTAGAAGCGGCATCAAACCAATCCTTTACACTTTCACCAAAATTTTGAAACAATCCTCCCCATGTAATTTGATTTTTTTTAGTTTCATCAAAATATTGAGTTGCGTTTGTTCTAATCATACTAAACAAACTCATTGTAGTTTGTTTTTCTTTTAATCTTTCTTTCTTCTGTTCTTCTAGAAGAATAAGCATCCTTTCTTTTAATATGGTTTCTTGCTTTAAAAGTTTTTGACGGGCTTCTTTTTCTTTCTTTTGTTGAGCATCATTACCACCTACCTTATCAGACATTCGATTGATCGCTTTAAGAATTTGCTCATTTGTTCTTGTCTCTGCTGTAGCCATGTAGGTATCCTTTTACTTCCCTTGCTTAATTCTTTTTTCTTCTTCTTGTAGTTCCTTTATTAATAGACTTACATAAATTGTTCTTTCGAAATCAGGTAACATATTACTTACATCTGGACTAATATTTATCTTCCTTGCAAGTATATATTGTTCTTCAATAATTTGTTGTAAGGAAGTAGTCCACAGCTTAATTAGGAAAAAAAATTGTTTTCTACTGGAACTATTGTATCTTGTTCAAAATCACATGCTCTGCATTTTACTTTATAAGATAAATCTAATCCAAAAGATATTTCTTCAATCTTTTCTCTAATTTTATCATATTCACTTGTAGGAATATTATCTACAAGATATACTTTATCAGTCATGTTAATATTTTCATCTACTCCATCTGGAGTTTCTATTTTATCTATAGCACAAGCATGAAAAAGTGTTTGCATTTCAGCCGTAATTTGTAAGTTACTCAGATTAGGTTTCAGGAAAGAAGGTTTTATTTCTTTTTGATGTTTTCTTTTAACCCTTCTTAAATGAACCTTCACATCGTTAACAAGATCTACTGTTAAGTCTGCTTCTTTATCAAGTTGTTTGATAGGCATTGAATTGAGATCAACTCTATTCAAAGATTGTGAATTGCATTTTGGACAAGTAAGAGTGAATTCAAGAACTTCTCCTTTTGTTTTCTTTCTCATTTCTACTAGAAGAAAAAATCTATCTTCTAAGTAAAGATCATCTGAATTAAAGTCTTCTGTCAAAACACTAGATGATATTAAATCATCTAGTGCTTGTTCTTGAATTAGTAGATTTGTTTCCTTTTCATATGTTAAAAGCTTTTTTAGTTGTCCAGTATTTACTGGTTTGAAAGCCACCTCTTGCCCACTCCCAGGCAATTCACAACTAAATTCATAAACATTTATACGATCATAAAACTTTGGTTTATCTGACATATTACTACCTCCCTTTTTAAAGTCTTCACAGTATATTTATATATTTTATAGTGCTGGAATGTACGGTATACCTGATCCTCCAGTCTCGTTAAAACTAATTTCATGATAGCTATAAGTAAAAGTTACATCGAATGTGACTACTTCTGTAGAAGAGTAATCCATTGACATTTGAGCTATCTCTTTAGGCCAAGCATCATGTAGCGTGAATTCAAGTATTACTTCACCCTCATATCCAAGCATCTGTAACTTTTGATCTCTCATATGTACGTCATGAGTTGTATAAAAGTTATTTATTGGATTATGAACTTTATTACTCCATCTTTCGAATAACATACGTACCTTTGCTTTTAAGTCAACATTAAAAGTAATGGTAACATCAGTATATGTATGCTTTCCAGCAAACTTCCAATCAAATCCCTGCCAATTGATTGTTACCTCTTCTAATGCGGTTGAAGGCATAGTGGCAGTTTTGACTAGAAAGACTGTCTCCTGTTCTGTTAACGGAGCATTTATAGCGGCTGGCCAAGATGGTTGATAGTAAAATAATGAAGTCTTTGCTCCATCACCGAACCCTGCTTTAAATCCCTCAATGTTAAAATTCCGTATATCTGGCATTTTTTATTCTCCTCTTATTAATTTACTAAAAGGGGGATTTCTCCCCCATTAATTTTACGCTGGTGCTGTAGCGGCAACCAGTTCTGTAAAGCTTGCTCCAGTTTTGGTAGCAATAAGATTAAGTACGATAAATTCAGCCGCTCTTGTAGGCTTAATGTAGATATCACACCATAGCTCATTTCTATCAATTCTTTCTGGAGTATTATTTCTACCGTCACATACGATCAGGTAGTCAAAAATTCCTCTTTTAGCTACAACATCTCTTAGGAATGGATCAATTAAGTTTATGATCTGTAGCCTAGTGAAAGTATCATTAGGTTCAAATAAGAAGTACTTCAAGGCTGTAGATATTGCTTTAGCTAGAATGATAAAAAGTCTTCTAACATTGACTCTGTTAAATGCAGAGTTCTTATCAAGCATATTCTTTTGACCCCAAACTACTTTTCCCTGACCAGCGAAACTTACAATAGGATTCATTCCGTTCTTGTACAAGATATCTCGCTCACCTTGTACTGGATTCCAAGAAAGTTTTCTTACAAAGTTTAGTATTGCTCTATTCAATCCAGCAGGAGCAAACCAAGGCTCTGATACATCGTCTGTATTGGCATATACACCAGCTACTTGTCCAGATGCAGGAATCCATCTATAAACACTATTCCATTTATCATAGATATTTAACCAGTTAGCGTAAAGAGCGATATAACTAGAGTTAACATTAAAATCCTCATACGGAGCAGGGTTATTCAATGTTCCTATTCTCCAATCTCTTAAATCGGTAGCTTCATTTCCTCTGTTATTTACTACTAGTGCTTTAGGAACGTCTGCTACTGTTACAGCATCCTTTCTGCTTTCACAAAGATTCAGCATGTAGGTTTTTACTGTAGTAGATTTATTAGAGTCGATGAAGATATTGACATCTACAATCTCTGGATCTGCATAAAGATCAAGAGCATCTATAATGTCTCCGTCTAAAACGCTATCTCCGTTATTTCTAGCTCCACCACCAAAAATAGTGTAGTCAACCATGTATTTATTTTTCATACTTTGGTTATTGAAACCAGTAGAACTATCTATTGCTACTCTAATATACCTTGAGAAGTTATTAATTACATTCTCAACGTATTGTGTTCCTCCCTCATCGTCTATAGCTAGAGGATCTGTACTTACTAAGAATGACTCTACTACAGAATAAGGGATTATTTTCTTATTTCTATCTTGTTGCTCTGCGGCTTTGACTACAATTATAAATTCTTTATCGTCATCAAAAGCCAAATCAACTTGATCATTTACGTCATCATACAATTCAGCGGATAAACCTAAAGTAGCTGTATCTGTTCCTGCTCTAATTCCGTTATAGGTATCTCTACCAAGAATAGCTACCTTTACTAAGTCTCCCCATTCCCCTCTACTTTGAGCTATAAAGGACATTTGAGATCCTGCTTCTGGTCTACCTACATTAAATGGTAGATCCTCATCGGCAAATTCATCAGGATCTTCTGATGCAAAATCTGATAACTGAAAAGCAGTTGCTTGTACATACGGAGTTAAAGTACTTCCCGATAATACAGTACCATACGCTCCAGCGAATGTAGCACTAGGAGCTAAAACTCTTGTGCAATATAAGTTATTTCCAAATTGTAAAAATCCAGCGGCAGACATAATATCTTCATATGTATCATCTTCTGGCGCACCAAAAACCTCTGTCAACTCATCAATGGTATTGACTAGTTGCCTTTTTAATTCTGGCCCTTTCCATGTATTCCTCAAAACACTCACACCTATGGAGGTTGCTACGGCAGGGATAGTAGTTGTAAGGTCTATCTCATTTACATCTACTAATGGTGATAAATATTGTGTCATAATTTTCTTCCTCCTGTCAATCGGTTTTATACCGATAGCTTTTCTATATTATTGAAGATACTACTATCCTATGTTATTTATAAGATGTAGAAGTACTTCTTCTAATACTATTTATATTTTTTTAGTGATTTGGAAGAAAATATAAGGTTTTATGAGATATCTGGCACGACAACTAAGAAGTAATCATATGTAAAGTTTACCATACTTTCTAATTGAACATCTCCTTCTCTTGTACTAAAAGAAACTTCTCCTAAAGTACTGGGCCAAATGTCTATAAATCGAAGTTCAATTACTGGCACTCTGTAGTTAGTAGTGACTACAAGACTGGCATCAACGGCATAATCTTTATGTTCATCTGCTATCTTATCATAGTTATTGTTTATAAATGACATCCAATCGAAAAGTAATTTCCAATTTGATAGATTAGAATCCACAACATAACTAACTAGCCATGTATCAAACTCCATAGGAATTAAACTATGCTTTGTCTTATTACCTTGCCAGCGAAGTTCTTCTTCTGCCATTGATAAACTAGGTATAACAGCAGAAAAGATATTCATCACAAACGGATTATTAGCTGATATGGTTTCCTCTGTGGGAAGTTTCGGAAATATCAACTGAAAATTCGTAGGTGTGGCTTTATCTAAGTTAGTTAAGCCTGATTGTCCACAAGAAATTGTCATTTACTACTTCTCCTATTTTTTACTTATCTGAAACAGTATATCTTCTATAACTTGTACCTTTTAATATCTTTTCTGCTTTTTTCAAGTCTTTCTTATCAATTGTAATTGTAATATCAGTAAAATCAGGGGTTCCCGTAACTCCCCCTCTAACTAATAAGGCATCTATTTCATCTAAATAATTTGATTTTGTACTGAATTTCAAAATCTTTTTTCCTTCATTCAAATATTTGTCTATTAAATCCATTTTTTTCTCCTTTGCCGCTCTGCCTAGAGCGGTTCTGCGCTCTGTCATGGTTCAAAGAGATTATA